CTTTTAGATCGTTTACAAAACTTAATAAATAGAAAAGTTGAGCAAGCCGAATTGTGTAAAATACTTAATTATGGTGCAAGCACTATCGGCGCAAGAAAGGCTCGTGATAGTGAATTTCCAACAGATGAAATTGAAATACTTAATTCGCATTATGGGATAAATTTATTCACTAATACTACGCAAAATGCGTTAGGTGTGTTGCCGGATGTAGAAAAAGTTCAAATTGACTACTACCCGGATGTTTTAGGTAGTTGTGGAACAGGGGTATTTATTCAATCTCAAGAAAAAGAAGTTATTGAAGTGCCTAAAAATGCTTTTTGGACTGATATTTCTTTATCAAAGCATTATTCTATGATAAATGCTTACGGCAATTCAATGCAACCGGTTATTTTAGATGGGGATAAACTCTTAATTGAAAAATACGAGGATGAGCAAATTATTGACAATAGAATTTATGTTTTTTGTTATAATAACGAAATTTTTATAAAAAGACTGGCTAAAAACATAAATCAACTTATGATAATGTCGGAAAATGAAGATTTTGATACAATAAAATTACAAAAAGAAGAAATGAACGAGGTTAATATAATAGGTCAAGTTGTAGGCTTGATAAGGAATTTAAAGTAATAATAAGAAAGGCGGTAGTATGAAAAAGTTTTTATTATTTTTTGCAATAAATTTATTTACAATATTACCTTGCTTAGCAGGTGATTTTAATACTAAAATGATAGAAATTAACAATGCTATTACTAATGGTAAATATGAAAAAGCACTAAAACTAATAAAGAAAACACAGGATTTTGAAACTACTACTAAGGAGCAACTTGAAGTATTATCGCAAAAGGCCGATATTGCACGCGAAAAATTGAATACTCAAAAATTTTGGAGCAATTATAAGATTGAAAATGATAATTTCTTACACGTTGTAAGATATTACCCAAAACATTACACTATATATCCACTAAAACTAATTATTGTTAAAGATAAAGATAACAAATTAGAGATGTATGCTAATTTTGAGATCGTTTACTTATCAGGGACATTTTTAAGCGCTCAATCTGTTATTTTTGATAACGCAAATAATCTAACTTTTCAAAATTTGCAAAATAAAGAGTTCAAAGTAGTTAGTTGTGGTATTTTAGGGTGTACTTATTGCGAAAATTTTAAATATAAAATCCAACCGTCAGATATAGAAAAATTTAGGGCGGTTGCAAATGCCTCAAATACTAAATATAGAGTTTATGGAACTAATCATTATAAAGATTTTGCTTTAACTGATGGGGCTTCACAAGCCTTAATTAGAATGTTGGATTTATATGACTACTTAGTTAAAACAAATTTATAAAATGTTTAAAACACCACTTGACAAGGTTTAAAACATCGTTTATAATGTTTATAGCCTTGAGGCCTCGAGTTTGGTTGTAAATGGCAAATGTCGTATCAAGCTGAAAGCCTCTACTTTAAATAGTAAAAGGCTTGTTTCGTAATGTGTTAAAGAGGGTTTATATATGTTAGAGTGTTGCAATCATTATTATAATGGTTCTTTTTCTTATGTTGTTTTTTCGTCAAAATATTACTATAGACGTATAGAATACGGTATTTGCCCAAATCCTAATTGTGGAATTGCCAAATTTAAAGATTTTAAAATACTTTATGACGGTACTGAACTTTGTAAAATCTACACCGGCAAAAAAGCTCACGAAAAATATATATACTGGAAGAATTATCTTGAAAATGTTAAAAACGGTTCTAAAGGTAATCAAAATGTTTATTACGGTGATTTTAAAAAGACTAATGAAAAAGATAAAAACGGTAATACAATATATCTACAACTTCGAAAAAATTTTAACAACCAATCAGAAGTTATAGGCAAAATTTTGACAACTGTTTACAATTAAAAGAGGTTTTTAATGGGTTTAACACCGAAAAGAGAAAAATTTTGTCAGGAAATGGCTAAACTCGGAAACCAAAGACAAGCATATAAAAAAGCGTATAATTGCAAAAATATGAAAACTGAAACCATTGATAATAACGCTTATATGCTAATGCAAAATAATGAGGTTAGAGCGAGGCTAAAAGAATTATCAGAAGAAACAAAGACAAAAAATATTGCTGATGCGACAGAAATACAAGAGTATTTAACGAGTGTATTGCGTGGGCAAGTTCAAGAAGAATGCGTTACAGTGGAAGGAACTGGAGAAGGAACATCAGAGGCAAGAATTATTAAAAAGCAAGTTACACCAAAAGACCGGATAAAAGCCGGTGAAACCCTTGCAAAAATGACCGGATGTTTTGATATTAAAGTTAAAATTGAGAATACTCCAATAATTCAAGATGATATTTAAAAGATATGGTTAAACTTTCCAATCTGATTATTGAAAAATTTTATAACGTTCATAAAGATATTAAAGAACGGCAACATACACATTATTGGTTCAAAGGGGGCAGGGGTTCAACAAAATCTTCTTTTATATCCCTTGAAATAGTTTTAAACATTATTAACGATAAAGAATGTAACGCTATTTGTTTTCGAAAAATAGGTAAAGACATTGAAGAAAGTGTTTATAACCAAATTCTTTGGGCAATTGATGTATTAGGGGTTACCGAATATTTTAAAGCGTATAAATCCCCTTACAGAATAGTTTATAAACCGACTGAACAAGTTATAGCATTCAGAGGTTTAGACGATGCGACAAAAACAAAATCTATCAAATTAAAAAACGGCTATTACAAAATATCTTGGTTTGAAGAGCTGGACGAATTCAACGGACTTCAAGAAATCCGAAAAGCGGAGCAATCAATAATGCGTGGCGGTAATGAGTTTATAGCGTTTAAAAGTTATAACCCTCCGCAAAATATTAACAACTGGGTTAATAAAGAAATACAACACGATAGACAAGATAGGCTAATATGTCATTCAACCTATCTTGATGTACCTTCTGAATGGCTTGGAAGTCAATTTTATATAGAAGCTGAATTTTTAAAAAAATTCGATGAACGAGCATATAGGCATGAATATCTTGGAGAAGTAACCGGAACCGGAGGTGTAATATTTCCGAATGTTGAAAACCTTAATATAACCGATGAAATGATTAGTCATTTCGATAACTTAAGAGAAGGTTTAGATTGGGGTTTTGCCGCTGATCCTCTTGCTTGGAATAAGGTCTATTATGATAAAACAAGACGTTCTATTTATATTTATGATGAATTACACAAAGTAGGTATGACAAACGACAGAGCGATGGAGGTTTTAAAACCAAAAACGCAGGTTTATATTACCGCTGATAGTGCAGAACCTAAAAGTATTACAGAATTTCAATTAAACCATTTTAAGATTAAAGGGGCGGTTAAAGGTGCCGACTCTGTCCGATATGGTATTAAATGGTTACAAAAACTTATAAAAATCTACATAGACAAAGAGCGTTGTCCTCATACTTTTGATGAATTTTCGCTTTATGAACTCGAAAAGGACAAAAACGGAGAGTTTAAGGATAAATATCCCGACAAAAACAATCACCATATAGATGCCGTCCGTTATGCTCTTGAAGATGACATGAACAACGCACGAACAATAATTATAGGTAAAAGGCTTTTTTAATGCTATTCAAAGATTTAAACTTATACATAAATGAAAAAAATATTGTTACTATTCAACCTTATTTTAACTCAAGCGGCGCTTACGGTTTGAATATAAACGGTATCAATTATGAGTTTGGCAGATGTCAACCAACAAAAAACCTTCAAACGGTTAAACTAGGACAAATGAAAGCGTATCAAACGCAAATAATTAAGGCTATTAACAAAAATGATTGATTTATTTTCCATAAAACTAAACGGACAATATGATGAAATCGGAGCAACTCCAACAATCTCAGAGGGGTTGTTCTTATGCGATACAACGGGCGAAAATTATACAAAGGGTTATTCATATCAAGTAACTACAGAAAATGGAAATACGGCCGTTTCTCGCATTGATAACGTGACCGATTATAAAATTCAAGAGTCTATTTATCCGACGATACAGAATACTTGTGAATGGCTTAATAACTGGTTTACAATCAAGAGAAATTACGAGGATTTTTTCAGAGGTAATATTTACGGCGCTGGCGGTGCTTGGCATGAGCTTGCTCAATTCCCAAATGATGGGGATTTATGCAAAATAAGAATCACCGATAATTGGAATTACATATCAACTTACAATATTTTCTTTGTATCTTATGTAAACGTTAACAACGGGCTTGTAACTGCTAATAACCCTAAATTTAAAGAAGGTACAACTTACTTTTATTACATTATGAATTTGCCTCAAGACGTCGAAAAAGTTATTTCGTCAATGATTTATTATGATTTTTATATTCGTGAAACCGTAAACGATTTAAAAAGCGAAAATATCGGCAATTATTCATACACTAAAGAAGATGTTTACATAGGTTGTTTAGCTTACCCGAAAGAGCTTATTTCAGGTTTAGAAGCTTGTTATCGTAAAGTTAGGTTTATTCAATGATTGATAGATATTATCACAAAATCAATATATTACGCTATGATAAAGGCGGTTTTGGTGTTCCTTCCGGTTATAAAGTTGTAGGAAGTTTTAAAGGCTTGGTTCAAGCTCCATCTAATTCAAACACCTTTAATAATGGTAAAGATACATCAAGTGTTGCCGGGGTTTTATTTTGCCCAATTACAGTTAAGTTTGAAAGTAAAGATATTATCGAAGATAACGGAATTAAATACATAATATCCGGGCAAAATACACAACCTAACGGAGTAACCGGGATTAAACCACAACGAGGGCAACACGCAGAATATAGGCTTGAATGGACACAAGAGGGGATTTAATGTCAACACAAGAAAGAATGAATTTTGTAAAATATACTAATTTTAAATTATTCGGTAAGGTGTTTTTTACAAAAGAAGAACTTTATACACAGGTATCAAGTGAAGGTGAACCTTTTAGAATTGTAGTAAATCAAGATTATTTTAATAGGGAATTTGATATTGGCAAGAACGAAAGTAACGATAAAAAGTCCTAATTTTGACAACCTTAAAAAAGCGGTGCAAGATTTAACCATTAAAGCAGGGCTTAAAATCGAAGAAACCGCAAAAGAAACCGCCCCGGTTGATACCAGTAATTATAGAAGCGAGATTAATTTTGACGGTTCAAATTCCGTTATTGCAAAAGCAAAATATTCCGCCGCTATTGAATACGGTTTTGACAATTACGAGGAAAACGTAAAAGAACATCAAAGGGTTATTACACAGGCATTCGGCAAGAAAATAAACCCGGTTATTGCTGATGTTAAGGCACATACAAGAACTATGAATAGAAAGCCTAATCCTGTTATGCGGAATGCGGCGGCTAAAGTACAAAAAGAAATCCCGCAAATATGGCATGAAGTGCAAAAAGAAAACGGTTTATAAAATGTTTGAGCAAGAATTATTTAATTACATATCTAATAATTTTGTTGTGGAAGGGTTTACTTTAGGTTTTGGTTTTGGTGAAGTTACCGAAACGCAAAAAGCCCCATATATTGTTATGTATCCGCTCAATAATGACGGTACAAGGCAAGTATTATGTGATAATGACGACTACACAGACGGTAGAGTGTCAATGCAATTTAATATTTATGACGTTGATTATTCAAATGCTTGTTATATCGGCAGGCAATTAGATATTTTTCTTGCCAACCTCAAATATTTACCTAATTATAGGATTTTACTTAATAATAACGAGGTTATAAGAGGGTTTAATAACGTTAATAACGGTTTAACACTTGAAACGGTTACAAGGTTATTTACATATACAACATATTCATCAACATAAGGAGATTTTAATTATGACAGAAAAGAAAAGACTAATCGGCAGAGATGGTAAAGTTTATCAAGCTCAAAAAGGAGCTGTTATTACAGGAAACGGTTTAACTGTTTTAACAAAAGGAGAATTTTATATCCCGGTTGCTATCGGTTCAACAACTGGTTTCCCGGATGGGGTTCAAGTTGGTTGCCCGTTCGTAGGCGATGGTGCTTCTGTTCCTACATCTGGGGATAAATACTTAGCTTTAACACTAAAATCACAATGCGATATTACAAGCGCAGAAGTTGAATTTGAAAAAGACGAAATCGACATTACAACTTTATGCGATGAGATCCGCAAATATGCAAGCGGTTTTTCTGATGCAACAGGAACACTCGAAGGAATTACAACACTTGATTTATCAGAACCGATGATTGCAAAATTCGTAACAGTTCAAAAACAAGATAATCTAGGCGCTATTACAACTATTGCGCAAAATGATGATCCGTTAGTTGTTGTTATCGAATTAAACAAAATAGATAATTCAGATGCTGACAGAGCATTATTTTTTGCTCCTGTAACTCTTAACGGTTATACTTTGGGTGTAAATATCGATGATGCACAAACATTTAGTTCCGGGTTCAGAATTGCACAAGATAACGACATTAAACCAATTCTTGTAGAAGCTGACAAAGCTTTATTTACTACCGGTAGTTCAACATAAGAGGTAATTAATGAAAATTCAAATTGCTCAAAATAATGAATTTATTGAGGTTATTCCTTCAATTTATAAAGATATGGAAAAACCCCCAAAATTCATATTTAAAAGCCCAAATTCTCAAGACTGTTTAAACTTCATGTTTGGCGGTAACAATATATTTGAAGCGGTTTGTAACTGTTTTATAGGGTTTGAAAACAAAATTGAACTTTATAACGGTGATAAACCTATTGAATATAATACATATAGAGAATTTGTAAATGTAGGGGTATCCGGTGACATTGCTTTAATACATAACGAATGTATGAATGCGGTTGCAAACCGTTTAACAACCATGATAAACGAGGCACACCTTACAGAAAAAAAGTCGCAATTGCCTACGAACTCTACCAAAAAGGGGCAAGAGGAACAAACGACTACCCAAAAAGATACAGATACAAAAAAACAATAGCAGGAACACCCAAAAACCCGATTGCTATTGACACATACGAAAACCTTTATAAATGCCTGGATGATGAATTTTTTCGGATTTTAGGCATTTATTCATGGTTTAAAACAGGTTTATTAACGGTTGAAATTGCCGATTTGCCTTACAAGTACGCAATAGGGCTAAAGTATTTGATTGATTATAACGAAGCACAAAGATTAAGGATTATTTAATGGCTAATTCTGATGGGCAAGTACGTATAGAAGTTGTTTCAAATTTTGATGAAGTGGCTAAAAGTGCGGATACTTGTGAGAAAAAAGTAAATAATTTCAATGTTTCAGGATTAGAAAACAGCTTTAATGCCCTTGATAAGTCCTTAAATGACCTATCCGCTCAATTTGCGAACTTTACAAGACCGGTACAACAAGATGATAGTGCATTAAAAGAGCTTGAAAACACCGTTAAGGCTCAATATGAGCAAATAGAAAAGTTACAACAAGGTTATAACGATTTAGCAGGGCAATTAAATGCCTTAAAAAATCCTATCGATGAAAACGCTAAAAAATTAAACAATCTAGGACAATCATATAATACCGCTTTTCTTGCTCAAGAAAAACTTTTTAGAGCTACAAACGTTACTAAAAGTTTTCACGATACATCAAGTGCAGTAGGGGAAGCGGTTCAAAGAATGAAAGAGCTCGCTTATCAAGGCAATACTAATAGTCAAGAATTTAAGAATCTAACTCTATATGTTAATGAAGCTAATGCAAAAATAAAAGAAGCTAATAGCGTTGTAGACAAAGCAACCGGAGGTTTTGCCAACCAATCAAACGGAATGCAAAGCCTTATTAGTATGGGTAAAACCTTAATTGGTGGTTATGTTGGCATTCAAGGAGCAATAAAAGCCTTCAACTTCTCTATGGAAAGTGTTGAGGCTTACAGAACACAAGAAAGAGCAATCAATAGCCTTAACATATCATTAAAAAATGCCGGTGTGTATACTGATGAATATTCTACACACTTACAACAATTAGCAAGCGATATACAGAGTTATTCTAACTACGGGGATGAGGCAATATTAAAAGCTCAAGCAGTTGCACAAGCTTTTATGGGAGCTGTTCCTATAACCGATGAATTGACAAAGGCGGTTGTTGATTTTGCGGCGGCAATGGATATGGATTTAGAACAAGCCTTTACGCTTGTTTCAAAGTCTATCGGTTCAAATACAAACGCATTAAGCCGTTATGGTGTTGAACTTGGTAAAGGAATGACCGAAAGTGAGAAAATGTCGGCTATTGTTAAGCAATTAGGCGATAGATACAAAGGGCAAGCCGCGCAAATGGCAGATGCCAACACACAACTAAAAAATTCTATAGGTGATTTAAAAGAAGCTTTCGGAAGTTCCTTAAATGGTTATGTATCAAACTGGCAAAACGGCATGCGCACAATGGTGCAAGCTACAACTAAATTTATAAACTCAATTCGTGTTATGCGTTCAGATATAGCCGGATTGAATATGCAAGAATTAACCCAACGTTACCAAAAAAATGCTGCTGTTATTTCCCGTATGGAAGGATCTAATTATTATACTAAAGGATCAGGGCTTTTAATGAAGACCGAAAAAATGGCAGACCAAAAAGCTATTCTTTATCAAATGAAGGCACTTAGAGACCAGGCAAAAAGCGCGCCAAAAGTAACCCCTATTAAAATTTCTGATGTTGGGGGCGGTAGTGTTTCCGGCGGTGGCGGTAGCCGTGGTGGTCATTCTTCCGGCGGTGGTGCAACTGCTAAAAGCGCAGGAGCAATAAAAGATGCCTTTGAACAAGCTCAACAACAAGCACAACAGGCGGAAAAAGCTTTTAAATTAGCTTTATATCAATCAGGGGGAAATATTACCCCTAATGTGTTAGCCGCAAAACAGAAATTTGAAGAAACAAAAACAACAGTTGAAAACGTTCAAAAAGCGTTTGATAATATGACAGCTTCAAGCAAGTCTAATTTTGAACAACTCAATTATAACTTGCAGCAATCAAGAGAAAAATTGCAAGAACTTGCAAGTGCTGATATTGTAGACCTTGAAGCGGTACGTCAGGCACAATTAGAATACCAAAAATGGCAAGAACAACTAACAACAGTTAATTCATATTTTGAAAAACCAAAAACAAGGGTTCAAGAACTTAATACAGAGATTCAAAAAACAACTGAATTATTGCAACAGTTATATTTTGAAAAGGGGGTTAATAGCGAAGAGTTTATCAACGCTAAAAACCAATTAAAAGAATATCAAGTAGAATTGCAAAATATGAATACTGCTATTAGTAGTAATATTGGCCTTGATTGGCAAAATATATCAAATTCTATACGCTCAAACCTTACAAGTGCGTTAACAACCCCTTTACAACAGGGAGAAAGTGCTTTCCAACGTTTAGGAACAATCGGCTTGAATGTTGTTCAAATGGTAGGGCAAGCAATAATTAAAAACTTACTTGAACAAATTAGCCTAGAAAAAACTTTACAAGCTATTAAAGCGGCAAGCAAAGCCTTTGGTTCTATCTTTGGTTTTGGAGGTGGTGCGACAAGCGCTATCGCAGGAGTAGCCGCCGCAAATGGTCAAGTTTTTCAAAATGGCAATGTTATCCCTTTTGCTAAAGGTGGAGTAGTTGATAAACCTACAATATTTCCTATGGCTAACGGTGGAACTGGTTTAATGGGAGAAGCCGGAGCGGAAGCGGTTATGCCTTTACGCAGAATGTCAAATGGCAGGCTTGGAGTTGAGGCAGAAAATACAGGCGGGAGCGGTAATTCTACAGCCGTTAATGTTAATATTTATAACCAATCAGGGGCAAGCGTTGAAACACGCAGAAGAGACGATGGTTCGATGGATGTATTCATTCGTAAAGTAAATGAAGCTTTGGCTTCTGAACGTACTTCAAGCGGTTTCAGAAGTGCTTACTCTCGTGAGGATACAAAAGGAGTTCAAGCGGTTTAATGATTAAATGGAAATGGGGAAAACCTTTAATAGATGGATTTAGCAACAAACCGCAAAAGGGCTTTAGTGAGTTAACACCTGATGCCGGAATTCCTTTTAGGCGGTTACGGTTTAGCGATATTCAAGACTTAGCAACATGTAATTTTATTCTTGATAGAACAGATTACATCCGCTTTATGAGTTGGTATAAGTACGAATTGCGGCAAGGAACATTACCTTTTCAAATATTTGATTGCCGTTATGGGATAGAACGCACAGCTAGGCTTATTGATGATGTACCGCAATATGATACTAATTCGAATTATTATAATCTAAGTTTAGCTATTGCTTTTGAGTCAAGCGTTGAAACTTTTGATTGGTTTCTTGTTGTTAATGAAAATGATCCGTTAATAGTAAATGACAATGATAATTTGCTTGCAGGGGTTGAATTAAGGTTATAATGGCACAGAGATATTTTGAACTCGATAAAAACAGTTTTTCACGATATTTAGGACGTGGGATAAGTCTTTGTATTGAATTATCGCATAGTTTATGGGATGATAAATACTATTTGATAAACGATACAAAACCCCTTGAACTTGATGGGGTTACTTATCAACCATTCCCTTTTGATATTGTTTTGCCATCGCAAACAGAAAAGCAAGGAACACAAATTATAATATCAAACGTGCAGAATTTAGCCGCCAATCTTATTCAACAGACGGTTAGCAGTAATGAAAACATAATATTGCAATTATACGTTGTTAACCGTGAAATGGAAATAGCTGAAAAATTTGATAAAGGCTTATTTGAGATATTTGCACCCCAAATAACGAACGATGCAATAAGTGCAACGATAAATTTAAGACACAGTTTTAATATAAATTGCGGTTCAATGAGATACAATAAGCAATTATTCCCGAATTTGTTTTTATAGAGGTTATAAACGCTATGAATTATTTAAAATACTTCCAAAATGACAGATATAAAAAGGGTGAAAATGATTGTTGGACTTTAGTTCAAGATATTTTTTCAGATGAAAAAGGGATTAAGCTTCCTGATTGTCCTATAATGATAGATTATAGCCCATTTGAAAGTAAGTTAAAATCTAATTTAAAATATATTGTTCTTGAAAAAGCAAAAGAAGGATGTTTAATACATTTCAGAAACGGGAAAATTGAGCATATAGGCTACGCTATAAACGATAAACAATATATTCACAAGACGTTTTCAAGGGTTGAGGTTTCAAACATCCCTAAAAACGCTATAATTTACGAGGTTCAAGGGAATAAAGCATAATGATTAAAATAGTTCATAGATGTATGACAGATAGCAAATTATCCTTTAAAAATTGGGATAATCATTTAGCTTTATTTCACTTAAAAGAGTTTAAGAATGCGAAAGAGGTATATTTAAACGGAAAACCGCTTAAATGGTATCATATATTTAAAAAAGGTGATTTAATTGAGGTTATAGACAGGCCAGAAGGTATTATTGCCGCTTTTGGTGCAATAGGTGCAGCTATTTTAAGCTCTGTGGGTGTTACGGCAGCGGCAACATCGACAGTGGCAATCGTAACCGGGCTTGTAGCTTCAACTTTAGCTTCTGCTGCTTTAAGTTTTGGAGTGTCTTTTTTAAGCCGGGCCCTAGCAGGTAGAGCAGGGGCGGGGGCTTCCACAACTCAAAGGAAAGAATATTCCTCAACTACTCAACCTGAATTGAAAGGGGCTAGTAATGATATATCAGATGACATTGTTCCGGTTGTATTTGGACGAACTCAACAAACTCCTTCTTATGCTCAAACCCCTTACAGATTAGTTCAAGACGGGTCAAGCACAAACAAATATAGACAATATTTTATTGCTAATTATAACAACGTTGTATATTCAGATTTTAAGCTTGGGGAAACAAGTGTAAATGAATATTCCGTTGATTATTTAGATATTCAGCAAGTAAGCGGAAGTAATAATTTTATCGGTTATGAGAATTGCAAAGCGATAAGCGTTGATGAAGAATTATCATATAATGCAGATGAAACAGTAAATCAATCATCTAATTATAGTTATAACGTATCTGTAAGCGCTAATAGTGTTACTTTAGGTTATCAAATTAAATTTACTAATGTAGATATTGATAAATTTGCTTCTAAAGGGTTTCAAACGATTGTAACCATCCAAAAAGAAGTTTCCGGCGTTACAGTAACGGCAACTCTAGAGAATGAATTCACGGTAACCGCTAATCAGTTAACACAAAGCGGAAATGATTATATATATAATGGTTTTTATACTTGGAGTAATGGTGGAAACACATTATTAGATTATATTGTATCGGTTCAAATCGCGCCAAACACACAAACGAGAGGTAACCAAACTGAAATTGATAATGAATTAGATGTCGTTTTAGTGTCTGAAAGCGTAACCGCGGGAAATTATTCTAATAGTGTTACTCTGAATACATCAATTAACAATTACCTAGGTTCTATGAGTGAAGTTCTCAATACTTCCCCGGATAATTGTACTGAAATAGATGTAATAATAGGTTTCAGTCAAGGACTTTATAAATTAAATAAAAATACTGGTGAACGTAAAAGCAGAAATACCACAATCGAAATAGAATATAAGCAAGAAGGCGGCCAATGGCAACCTATCTCAAACGCAAGCGCCTTATATATTAGGGATGTTAGCGGGAATAAACAACCTTTATCAAGTTCTAGTACAACCGTTAGCGGTTCTCAAGTTACCGTTTACAGTCCAAAAGATCTAAATGTAGCAGACCAATTATTTTTCCGTCCAATTGGTTTTGAATTGCCGGCAGGGAAATATATTGTAAGAGTTAGAAGCGCTGATTTTGCGGTAAAATCAAATTATGATGTCGGTTATCCGAATTGCGCAGAAATCCAATTTAGATGCCCTGGGGATGTTGTAAACCCTATTGTATTACCTCAAGTTAATCAAATAGCTTTTGAGGCAACGGCTTATAAAGGTTTGTCGGGAACGTTAAAGAAATTTAATTATATAGCAGAAGCTTTGATTCCAATATGGAACGGCACAGACTGGAACACACGAACTAAAACCTCTAACCCGGCGGCGGTTATTCGTTATTTGTTGACAGATGATAGCGTAAACCCACGAGCTGAAAGCGTTAACCATATTGATAATGATAGTTTAATTGAATATTATAACTGGTGCGAGCAATCTGGTTATAAAGCTGATGGGGTTATAGCTGAGGCCTGTAAAATAGGTGAGGTTATAAACGCTATATTACAGAATTCACAAACTGCAATGATACCGCTTTATAACGGTAAACATACATTTGTAACCGATAAACCGAATAAAATACCTATAGGATTGTTCAACATGCACAATTCTTGGAATTTTAAATGGACACCAAATGTAGGACGACAAACAGAAGCAATAAGAGCTTCTTTTGTTGAAAATGACGATTGGACAGAGGATGAGTTAACCCTATATTGGTATAATGGGCAAGTAAACGATGAACCGGAAGCAGGGAAAACGGATTTAGATTATGAACTTGTAAAAAAAGAATACAAGTATGTATGCGACCGTGCAAGCGTTCGAAAGATTGTAGCCTTCGAGCTTGAAACAATTCAAACAAAGCGTAATCAATTTGAATTTGATGTAAACCTTGAAGCAATGAATATGATGTTACTCGATAGGGTTTATATTTCAAATACTGCTAATATGCAAAATGAAAGCACTGGTTTAATAAAGTCGGTAATTACTCAAAACGGTAATTTAACAGGATTTGAGCTTTATTCAGATGTTGAAATTCCTGAAAATGCAAAAATCGTTATACGGTCACTTGATTACACTAATGAAAAAGCGGTTATTAACATTTACAACGTTTTAAACTCCGGATTAAATTACATTGTAAACATAGAACCGGTTGTTTATGATGGGATTGTAAAAGGTGCAGGGGATATAACAGGCATTCAAGATACTTGGCATTATGACGGTGATTTATTCACTTTAGGGCAAGATACTATATATGATTGTACCGTTACCGATATAAAATATAATGACGACGGAACGGCAACAATAACCGCTAGGGATTACGGATTTAATGACAGTTCAACATAAAAGGATAAAAAATGTTAGATTTTAAAGATAAAAAATTTTTAGAGCTAGACAGATTAAAATATAACCTACATTTACGTAGTGAAAACGTACCGGCAAGAAAATTTGATTGGATAAATCCGGAAATGGCTGATGGTGTTCCTATTTTTGCACGTCAAGCGGTTTCAATGTCTGATCCGAATGTTAGAGCAACATTTAATAATTTTGCGGTTATTATGAATAAAAAAGCGGGGTATCTTGCAGGAGATATACAACGTAAATATGCCGACACGATACAAGAAGAGGTCAAAGAAAAATATAAAGAATTTGACCGGTTGAATAATATAGAAAGCCTTTATACTGACTTAATGGCAAGTTGTGCAGGGTGGGGTAATACTTATACCCTTTGTTATATCGATAAACCGAAAGATGAAGAAATAGGGGAAGATGTAACAAGTCTTAGTTATCCTGTTAGATGTAAAGAAGTTCAAGCGTGGAATGCACGCATTAAATACGATGATAACGGAGAACCAGAAGAGGCTGACGTTTACGAAGAGGACGAAAAAGAAAAACGCATAAAATTATATGAATACGATAAAATATATGTGCGTGAATACCGTTTAACAAAGTCCGGTAGGGTTGAAGAGTTAATTTCGGAAACAAAACATGGATTTACAGAAATTCCGCTTGTGGAATGGAAAAACAACAAATTAAACCGTGGGAATTCACAAAATGCCGTTACTCTAATGGATGCTTACGACCGCTTAATGTCTGATAATATTACAGAATGGGCAACATTTAGGCAAGCATATTTACTTTTAAAGGGTTTAGGGCTTATAGATGAAGAAACAAAAGGCACAATGCAAAAGACCGGGGTTATTGTTTCACCTACGGAAACAGGAGAAGCAAGATTTATTACAAAGGATGTAAACCCTGAATTTGTCAAATATATAACGGAAAAGACTTGGAAAAGTATATGGATTGTAGCAGCAAGTATTGACCCAGAAGCCTTGGGAAGTCTAACAAGTGCTACAGCTTTTCAAATTATGCAAATGTACGCTAATATGGAGCAAGATTGTAAGTTCACAGAGCAGCAATGGATGAAATCCCTTGAATATCTTGATAGAATACTTAAAAGCTATTGGACAGGGCTTGATATTAAGAGTGTAGGGGATTATTCAACCTATGATATCGATTATCAGTTCATACGTACAATGCCAAAAGATGAAATGACCATCTTAAAAGACTTACGACAAGCAGGCGGTATGTTGCCGAATGCGGAAATATTGAAGCGTAGCGGATACGATGATGCAACAGCAGAAACACTTGCAAAAGATGCAGTAAATGAGAATTACGATGCAATACCTAATATATAAAAAGAGGTTTTCTAAAAAATACTCTTATCGGGCAATATAAGTAAGAAAATACTATAAAGAAATTGCCTACTACATTGTATAAGGAATTATTATCATATAAATAATCCATACGGATGCCGCATATCCCTAATAGTATTGTTATAAAAGCAAATATTGCACCGTAAAAGAACCATATAAAACCTAATAAATCAATAATATTATTTTTCATAGGGATATTATAACATAAAATCGCAAAATGAAAGAACCATCAAATAAAGATATTAAAAAAGAAAAACAATCAGAGCTTGATAAAATTGCCGAAACAAACGCAAAATGTGTGGCAGGGTATCAAACTATAAGAAAGACTGTTTACAATAATATATCCGATGGTGATTTGGTTAAAATGAATAAATATGTGTATACTGAATATAGCAAGGTGTACACAGGCTTAAAAGGTATGATAATAGATGCCTTGAACGATGCGAAAGACAAAAACGTTAAACTTGTTGAAAAATTACTTGATGAGAGTTTACCTCCGGCAAAACATTATGAAGTTTTACCAAAAACCGCCCCATTTAAGTACACAAACAGGGTATTTACTGAAAAATCAGTAAGTGTAAGAAGTCAAAAAGCGGCGGATACAATTACAAAAATCATAGCTGACGGCAGAAACGACGGATTAGCGATAAAAGATATTCAAAAAAAAATTGATATTGTTATGGGTTTTCGTGATGCACAAGGCAGATACACCGATAAATCAAAGGCATTGATTGAGGCGGGTAAATTCACACACCGTAACGGCTCAATATATGAAACATACCGTATAGCAAGAACCGAAGTAATGCGAATGAATGCTTTCGCTAAATATGATATGTTTAATGAAATGAAGAGCAAATATTCAAATATGCGGTTAAAACTTAAGGCAACGATTGACGGACGGGAAAGAACTCAATCTAAGGTCATGGATGGATTTATTTCAACTGCAAGCGGTTTATATATGTACCCTGATGGTATATATTACCGTTTAGGATCTTCCCCGGCTCAATGGTGCATAAATGATAGAGAAACGCAATATATTGTATTTTTGAATGAAGAGGAATTAAAAAACGAGTGTAAACGATTGCAAGAGCAAGCGGAAAAAGTAAAAACAATAGCAAAATGAATAAAAAAGTAGCGATTTTAGGAAAACTTAACACAAAATTTAAAGCCCCTTTTGAAAGCCCTGATTGGGATATATGGGGCATAAACAAAAGAGAATGGGAAAATCCGACACATAGAGTAGATTTATGGTTTGATTTACATTTTGAACCGTTTTCAAAGGGGCAAGACTTCACACGTGATAACTTCCCTTTTGAAGAAATAGAAAACATGATTGGCGGGCATTACTTCAACAATACCGTATCTTATGTTATAGCTTATGCAATCTTAAATGGTTATAAAGAGATTGCTTTATATGGTATGAGGTTTGAAACCCCGGCAGAACGAAAAATAAAACAGTATGAAAACGTAAGAGAGCTTATATTTTTTGCTAAAGGGAAGGGAATTAAAATAACCGCCCCTTATGATGAGGTAATGACGGCGGAATATCCTCAATATACAAAAGAATATGTAGCAAATAAACCTAAATGATTTATGAATATAATTTATTGTCATGATAACAAACTTAATAACCTTTTAAAACGTTCTAAAGAGAGCTTTTTATATTATAATCCGGATGTTAAATTTTACGAGATTACAGAGGATAAAGAAGGATTATTAAACGAATTTACAAACGAATTATGCGGGTTTACGCACGTAACAAAGGCTTGTTTCTTGAGGTTATTAATCCCAAAAATATTCCCGGAATTAGACAGAGCATTGTATATTGATTGCGATACTCTATGTTTGGGCGATATTACAGAGCTTTACAATACAGATTTTGAAAATAACTATTTAATAGCTTGTAGAGGTCATAAATATTCAAATGTACAAGCTAGGCAATTAGGGCTCCCTTATTACGTTATTTCCGGCATGATGATGTTTAATATCCCTTTAATGAATAAAGATGATTATTTTGAACAGATTCTAACAAACTGGAAAGGAGCAATAGGAAAACAGGAACCTTTTTCAGCAGATGAAACGGTTATAAACTGGTGCTTTCACGATAAAATTAAGGTCGTGAATGAAAAATGGAACTATTGCTTTAACAGAAATTACGGTAGGAGAAGTGTTTTAAACCCTAAAATTTTACATTTTTGCGGTGAAAATAAAAGAGGGATGTTTACTTATAAATATGCTTAATTACAATGATACTTTAATAATTTTTGGTCGTAGCACTTTTATTAACGAAATTGCGGATTATATCCCTGATTTATGTAAAAAATATCATACAATGGGATGTAATTATTTTGTAAACTCATTCCCTCAAGTGGAATATGTCATATTTTATGATGATTTAGTTCCAGAAGTACAACCACAACACAGAATTATAACAAATATCAAGTATTCAAAAGATACTAACGCAAAAAGTTATAACTTGTTAAATACTCATGGAAATTGTGAGCTTTACAACGTTAATAAAGATTTTAAATTCTCAACGAAACCGGATACCCTTCACATGTGTATTCATACTCCATCAATAGGTATGAATTGGGCATATTTAAAAGGGTTTAAAAACATTGTTTTAGCCGGAATTGATTTGAATTCAAATAACCAACATTTTGATTATAAAACGACACCAGACCAAAACGGGCATACTTTATGTAATAAAGCCTTACCGACAGCAAGAAGGCATTTAAAAGAAGTAGCTATAAAGGTTTTAAACGTTTATCAACTTAACCCAAATAGCGATTTAGATTTACCGAAAATAAAATTAGCGGATTTGTTGTAAATCCGAAGCAGTAACAAATAAGGAGTATTTTTATGACAGAATTAGACGGTGGTGCTAATGCTGACGTGCAAACAAATACGGCAGGAGAAGGCACAAACGCAAACGAAAACGCACAGGATGGAAGCGGGCAAAATGACATCCAAAAACAATTTGACGATTTAAACGCTAAGTTTGAAACGTTGTTAAAAGAGAGCAAAGGTAAAGATAGTAAAATTTCTCAACTTCTTAAAGAGAAAGAAACTCAAGACCTAGCAAGCAAGACGGCAGAAGAACAGCTTGAATATTACCGTAATCAAACGGCACTATTTGAGCGTAAAGAAGCGTTTAGGCAGTCATTTAAAGAGGTTGGTTTAAACCCTGATGAGTTTATGGGGATAGTGGATGAAAAAGACCCAGCTATACAAGCGGGTAAATTTGCAGCACTTTTAAAAGCTCAAAAGGAAGAGAGTGCAAAAACCGCACTCGAAAAATTTAAAGCCGATGAACTTAAAAAAATCGGGGGCGAACCAAAAATAAAAGACAAAATAGTTAAAAACAATACAAATAATGCTGATAAAAACAATTTTTTAAGAGGCATAGCAGAATAACCATATAGCCAAAACGGGTGGAATGGTTGAAAAATAGTAATAATAAAAATAGGAGATTTAAAATATGGCAATAATTAACAGAACCAATGCAGCAGGTTTAATACCTGTAGAATATTCACGTGAAATCTTGCAAGAATTACCGCAAGAGTCCGCATTTTTACGTTTAGCACGTAGATTACCTAATATGTCAAGAAAAGAAGATAAAAGACCTGTTTTAAATTCTTTACCGATGGCATATTTCGTAAACCAATCATCAGGCAATACTGGAGATGATGATATAGGAATTAAAACAACTACCCAAATGGAATGGGGAACATTAACACTAACAGCAGAAGAAATCGCTTGTATAATCCCTGTTCCTGAAAACGTTTTAGCCGATGCAGATTATGACATGTGGGCTGAAATCGTTCCACAAGTTAGAGCAGCATTCGGTGTTGTAATCGATAAAGCGGCTTTCTTTGGAGTAAATAAACCATCCTCATGGCCAACTGCTATTGCTCCTGCTGCAGTAACCGCAGGAAACACAATAGCAGTAGGTACAAATACCGACCTTGCAAGTGATGTTATCGGTGTTGGCGGTTTAATGAATTTAGTTGAAGAAGACGGTTTCAACGTAAACGGTTTTTATGCTGCTAATACAATGAAAGCTCAATTAAGAGATTTGAGAGACGCGGTTAAAAACCCTATTTTCTTACGTTCATTGACTGAAACAGAACCTGACAGATTGTTAGGAGAACAAATTTACTTCGATAGAAACGGAAATTTTGATACTGACGATTACTTGATGATTGCAGGTGATTGGAGTAAAGCTGTTTACGCTATCAGAGAAGATATCGAATACAGATTATTAACAGAAGCTACAATCATAGACCCATCAACAAAGAACGTGGTATATGCTTTAGCTCAACAAGATATGGCGGCAATGAGATTTAAAATGAGATTAGGTGTACAAGTTGCAAACCCTGTTACACGTGCTAACAGCACATCTGCAACACGTTACCCGTTCTCTGTTTTAACTCCAGGAAGTTCAACATAGTTAATAAGCGGATGATTATATTAAGAGAGGGTTTATAACCCTCTCTTTTCGTAAGGAATAAAGGATTTTAAAAAATGGCAAATATAAAAGTTAGGGATTTAGCAGAAACTCTAAATATTACTACTGATAATAAGTTAATGGTATTGACGAATGACTCAAGTAATCAAGTGCAAAATATTACTTTTGAAAATTTAATAAGTAATTTAAATTCAACTGATAATTATAATAAAATTACAATTGGAACAGACGGGAAATTATATGTTGACAATTCACCGACTGGTGTTGTTCCTGATACATACCAATATGTTAAAAACCTTGTTGTTAACGCGCAAGGACAAATAACATCGGTTGAACAAGGTGAACTTGCGCCCGCAGATCAAACGTATAACCCGGAAAGTACAAATGCACAAAGCGGGGTAGCGATTGCAGGCGCACAATTTGAAGAAATGGCTAATAAAGTCACCACTATATCGAGTGATAGTACAAATACGCAATACCCAAGCGCTAAATGTGTTTTCGATAACCAATACGGAATAACACAAACTATTTTAAGTAAATCTTGGAGCACTAGACAAAATGTTGGTACATCTAGTGCTTTACAATCATTTTGTAAAGCTGAAAACAAAATTTATGCGTTGAATACGTATGGTTATATATATGTAAGCAATGATGGGATCAATTTCGAGAGTACACCAATCGCAATAATCAAAATAAATAATCAAACTGTAACGAATTGGTCTTGTATGGATTACTCCATAACAGAAGAAAAATTTGTAGCTTTAACTCTTGACGGTTATTATACAGAATCGACAGACGGTGTAACATGGTTAGAA